CACTACACCGTCAACGCCAAAGACGACGCCTATTCCGCCGGGGCCTACGGCAGTCTCGGTTTTGCTCGTCCCGAAGGCGAGCTGATTCCTTTTGCTGACCTTACTGAGGGCACTGTTGTTCAATGGGTTCTTGATGCCCTTGGTGAAGAGAAGGTCACCTCCATTTGCGAGGCACTTCAAGGTCAACTTGATGAGCAACGCGCTCCTTCCAAGGCCGCTGGTGTGCCTTGGACCACTATTACTGCTGAATGAGCACAACTTGGGCCGGACTTCCGGAGCCTTTGGCCACTGATTTTCGGTACTTTCTGGTCCTGGTCTGGCGGCACCTGAACCTGCCGGATCCAACGCCGATCCAGCTCGACATTGCTGCGTACATGCAGCACGGCTCCAAGCGCCGCATCGTTGAGGCGTTTCGAGGCGTGGGTAAGTCCTGGATGGCCGCGGCCTACGTGCTGTGGCTGTTGCGCCTAGACCCCCAAAAAAAAATCATGGTGGTATCGGCTTCAAAGACCCGGGCCGATGACTTCACCATGTTTTGCTTGCGTCTCATTAAAGAGATGCCGCTTCTTCAAGCGCTGGAGCCGGACCGGGATGAGCAGCGCTCTGCTGTTAACCGGTTTGACGTCAGGCCCGCAATCCCGGACCAGAGCCCATCGGTAAAAGCCGTGGGCATCTTTGGCCAACTGACCGGGTCCAGGGCTGACCTGATTCTGTCTGACGACGTGGAGACACCGACGACGTCGTGGTCTGTCGGCATGCGAGAAAAGCTCTTGGCCGCCGTCGGCGAATACAACGCCATCCTCAAGCCCGGCGGCGAGATCATGTTTCTGGGCACGCCCCAGACCGAGGAGTCGATCTACAACAAACTGGCCCAACGCGCCTACCAGGTGCGCATCTGGCCAGCTCGGTACCCGGAAAAACCCGTCAAATACGGCGACCACTTGGCCCCGATAATTCTGGAGGACTGCTTGGACCAAGTGGGCCAGCCAACGGACCCTGGCCGCTTCAGCGAGATGGACCTGTTGGAGCGGGAGACGTCGTACGGCCGCTCTGCCTTTGCCCTGCAGTTCCAGTTGGACACAAGCCTTAGCGACGCTGAGCGGTTCCCGTTGAAACTGGCGGACCTGATGGTCCTGGAGGTGTCGGATCACGGCCCAGAGAAGGTCGTGTGGAGCTCTGGCGCCGAGTACCGGATCTCGGACCTGCCGGCTGTGGGCTTTAGTGGCGATTACTACTACCGGCCGGCCTACATCCACGGCACCTGGTTGCCGTTTCAGGGCTGCGTCATGTTCATTGACCCCTCTGGCCGCGGCCTGGACGAAACCGCGTACGCCATCGTGGCCCACCTCAACGGCAACTTGTTCCTGCTGGAGTCCGGTGCATTCCGGGATGGGTACTCAGAACCCGTTCTGCAGGGCCTAGCAGCGGCTGCAAAGCGCCAGAAGGTCAACTTGATCCTCCTGGAGGACCAGTTCGGCCAAGGCATGTTGGAGAGCCTCCTGAAGCCGTATCTACAGGTGCAACACCCTTGCACTATTGAGACCGTTCGCAGCAACGTGCAGAAAGAACGCCGCATCATTGCGGCCCTGGAGCCCGTCCTGAACCAGCACCGGCTCGTCGTGAGCCGTTCGGTGATCGAGGGGGACGCTAAGACCCGTGACGACGAGGCCGTTGAAAAGCGCTTGGCGTATCAGTTGTTCCACCAGCTGACTCACTTGACGGTCGACCGTGGCTGTTTAGCGCACGACGACCGTCTCGACGCCCTTGCGGGTGCTGTTCAATACTGGAACGAATCGCTGGCGATCGATGAAGACCGCGCAATCCGGGAACGCCAATCGGAGCTCTGGGACCTGGAGCTTCAGGCGTACCTGGGTGACCTTGAAGGGGCGCTTGACCGATCTCTTCTGGGCGGGAGCCTTACAGATCTTGCTGCGGCCCCGGCCACCACGGGGTGGATCAGAGCCCGGCAGTAAAAAACCCAACACCAGGGCCTGGGTAATCCGCCTTCCAGGTGCCTTTATCGGGTACGGGGGCACCATGGAGTCCGGATCTTTCCAGACCGTCGTCGTGGCCGAGAACGAGGAGATGGCCTGGGAGGTTGCAACCGATTGCGATGTCTGGGAACGTATCCCGTGGAAGGTGGACAACGTCCAGATCTTTCCCAAGACCCCACTCATAAGCTCAAATGTCGGCTATTCGTCTCTCAGACGCCGCTAAACACGACGCCGGCCTGCCGCATCAGCTGGCGGCTTGGAACGCGCTCCAAGAAACCCTGACGCCCAAGCAGCTCGAGGACTTTGCAGAGGCCTACAGGGCTGCTCCGAAGCCGAAGGTGGGCCTATTTGTGCCCGGATCCCCGTTCAGCTACAAGCTGACCCCCAACGTGGCGTACGGGGAGTTTGCTCAGCAGTCGGAAGCCCGCCGGTTTGTGGCTCAGCACCAGTGCAACACGGCCTTGGTGCTGGCCCAGTTCGTCCAGAAGGCCAGGGATCACTTTGGTGGGCCTGCAATCATCACCAGTGGCTACCGTCCCCCCAAGATCAACGCCCAGGTGGGTGGTGCCAGCCAATCGGAGCACCTTTACAACGCCAAAGACACCGGCGCCGTCGACTTTTACATCGACGGGACGTCGGTCTACGCCCTGCAGGACTGGGTCGACAAGGAGTGGCCGTATTCTTTGGGCCTTGGGGCGCCCAAGGGTTTCATCCACGTCGGGATGCGCCCTGGTAAGCCCCGCATCCGCTGGGTTTACTGACCTTTGCGCTTAACGCCAGCTTGTGACAACGCAATGGCCAGGGCCTGACGGGGATTCTTGACCACAGGGCCACCTTTGCCACTGTGTAGGCCACCGGACTTGAACTCCCGCATGACCTTAGAGACCTTTTTGTCGGCCTTGCTCTTGCCTTTCATCGTTTTACGAGCGGGGTGATGACGCCAGCCAAGATCTCGATGGCCCGGTACAGCTTCACCGCCATTCTGCTGTACTTGCCAAGGGTCTCGTTGTCCTTGGGGGTGGGTGTCAGGTTCACAATGGCCACAGCAGCGCCGTGGACGGCCACTGCAACAGCTAGGTACTCAGGAATCCGGCTCATGGGTTGGCTGAGGGGTCGTTGCCCCTAGCTTGCCACTTGCGATCCAGGTTGTCAGTGGCCTCCTTGGCCAACCACCGGGTCACCATGACTTCGTGGTGCCAAGCGGTGTTCAGCAGCTCCGCTGTGGCCAGCAGGCCTGACCAATCCTCGTCTTGATACAGGTCCAACAGCGTCCGTTGGACTTGTTCCTCGCTCAACTCGAGCTCGAGGCTCTGTTCGATGGGGTTCAATACTTGCGCTCGATGACGCGGATCCGTTCTTCGTGGTCCTGCAGCATGATCTGCATTGCGCCCAGAATCGTGGTGGTCTTGGCCTCAAACTTGCCCAGGCCAACGGCAATCTTCCAAAGGGCTGAGACACCTGCCCCGCCAAGGCCTAGGACGGCAATAACGGTTGCTGGATCCATGGTCGGCGCTGTCGTCGATCTACCTTAGCGGCCCTGTCCACGAGTCTTCTTGCGGCGGCCAGGGACCGCTTTAGAGCGTTGGCCTTGGCCTTGGCGCGTCAGCTTGGGCGGGCCGGGCTGGTGGTCGACCTTGGTGGCACCGGACTTTGCGCGGACTGCCATTAGTCAAGACCCAAAAGGGACTTCAGCTCTGCCACGGTCAAGCCAGACTTGGCAAGTTTCTGCTCAGGCGTCAGTTCAGCCGAGGGCTCAGGTAAAGCAGGTTCGGGGATGGGCTCTGGTTCAGGAAGTGGCGGCAATGTCTCAATGCTCCACTTGCCGTTCTTGAACACTGCGACATCAGGCAACGTCGCAGTGGGTGGTTTGAGCGTTGTGGCGTGAGCGGGGATTAGAAATACGCCGGGTTCCAGGGGCGATTCATCGGCCAATCCTTCAGCGTGGAAAATGCCGGTGTCGGCGGTGTAGTGGTAGATGTTCATGATCAGAATTTAATACAGGACAGAAGGGCAATGTTGCGGGGACGGGTTTCGGTGCCGCCTGTTAGGCCAGTGTCTCTATCAACCGAACCTTGGTTGGCTGCGGGACAAGTATTGCCAGTTGTACCAGTAAG